ATCCAGGCTTGCAGAAACATTAGTCTTAAGCGTAAAGCCAAGGAGCTTTACTAAGCTCCGCTTACTCTATTCTGGGTTGTTTAGAGTCAAAGTAGTGTCTTTGTGAGTAACCGTAGCATCAACACCCTTATCAATACTCTTGTAAACAGCTCCTAGTGCAGCAAATGCAAACAACTCTCCTGTAGCTGCTAAGACCGAAGGGTCAATAACACCTGTAGGTGGAACTATAAACGAGGCTATGATAAGTAGTACTGAGATGCCTGTTAAGATGTAGAACAGTATGTTATGAGCTACTGCTCCTTTCAGTGTGTTTAATACAGACATCTGAAGTACCTCCTTTCAGTGATTAAACAAACATCGTGCTGATGAATGAACCACTCAAAGGCATAGGTGACTCAAGACTGTTGTCAGTTAGAGTAATGCTGTAGAAGTTACCATCTGTCTTAGCAGTACCGGTCTGTCCAACACCTGCAGTAGCCTCAACTGGTTCATCATTACCAACAAACCAATAAGTGCCATTAGCGTCAAGGACAACTCCCTGTGCTTCAGCTGATGCAAGAGCATTGATTTCAGCTCTCTTAGCTGCTTCCATCCTAGCAAACTGCATAAACACCTCTGTGCTCCAGAACAAGCTACCGTTAGAAGCATCTTTAGTTAGGTTAGAGGTCATGTAAGCAGTGCCGGGCTTAAATTCGTACTTACTCCAAGTTGATCCAGAAGCCAAGCTCATGCTGGTCACTACACCGTTAGTAGTTGTAACAGTCAACTTACCGTTAGGGATAAGCCACACTTTCTTTACACCACCAAGGTTAGCACCGCAGTCACGCTGGATACCACTTAAAGCGATTGATCCACAATTAGCCATCGCGATATAATCCTTTTTTAATTATTAATACTAATCCAATCCGGATGGTTTCGGTAAACAGCCTGGATTGTCATGTATCTGACTTTTCCTTCTGGAGTTTTCCAAGCCAGCCTAGGACGTTGCTTAGCTGTTTCAGACATCTTCTGTCTGGTTTCTTGTTTGTGAGGTCCTTTAGACACCCCCATGTGAGCTAAACTGTTCTTTTTTCTAGACTGTTCTGAATGAACTCCGTGACCGTTACCTCCGTTGTCTAGGTTATAGCCTTTGTCTGGGTTTGTTGTATCGTAAAATTTGATAAGATACCTCTCTAGGTAATTCATTTGACTTTTATCGTCAACTTCTATCAGCCTATGGTCGAAACTTTCCCAACCATACTTCTGAATAGCACCAAAGAAGTGTCTATTGCCACGATAACCCTGGCCACTTAGCCAACGTCGTTCCGGGTTACTTTTTGTTGTTTGGCCAACGTACCTTTTACCATTGACCCTGTTAGTGTGTATGTAAACTAAAAAGCTCATATGGTAAAAGATACGCTTTCAGCCTGAACTTAGGTATTAGAGGCCAGCTTTGTCACTTCTCTTGAAGTAAACAATGTTCTCTGGGAATGCAACCTGAACACCAGCGTTGAAGAGAACCTTCAGCTTAAAGATGTCGTCGTCGTTGCTGAACCAAAGCTTGAACTCGTTCTCAGCACCTTCCACGTCGAAACCGTAGAACATGTTCTCACGAGTACCAGCCCAGATACGACCAGTTCCAGTCAAACCGTTAACAGCAACAACCTTAACTGAAGTTCCAGGGAACATGTAAGCATTGTCACCATTAGCTGGATCGTAGTGGTAAAGGTTCTTGTTAACCAACTCCTGAACGAACTCTCTGTACTCATCCTTACCAACGAAGATCATAGGTTCACCCTGTTCGTAAGCTGTGTCAGGAATTGCAAGGTAAGCACTCTTAAGAGCGTCATACATGTAGGTAGCTGAACCAGTGCTGTAAGTACCACTTACGTAGCTAGAACCGCTGATAACCTTCATGAAGCCGTCGAACTTGTTGGTGTTAGGGTCAGTGTTAGCAACTGCCTTGTTACCCTGCCAGATAGCCTTTTCAAGCTTTTTATTAATGTCATCAAGAATGCCATTTACGACCTCTTGTTCGAATGGAAGTTTTTCAGCACCAGCTGCTAGGGTAACTTCGTACTGAGCAAACTTGTTCAAGAAGTCAAGGTAGCACCAAGAAGTGTTGATCTTGATAGCTCCTGTTTCAATCTCACGATCAGTGAATACGCTTGAACCGCTAGCTGAGAAACCGCAGTTAGTACCATCCTGGAAATCTACACTAGACTTAAGGATATGGATCTTTTCTGTAGTTTTAACGCCAGGCTGCCAAGTCAAGTGAGTAGCTGTCTCAGGCTTCAAAACGGCCTCTCTGATAAGAGGCTCACGATTCTGAGCCACATAATCTGCTAAAGCAGAAACGTTAAATGCCATGTGTTAATTCTTTTTTAAGTTAATATTTTTTATTCAATAGCGACTTAGACTTTCTAGTCAATTTGGACCCAGTCTGGATGAAACCTGTGAGCTGCACTAGTCATCATCTCAACTATAGATCCGTCTGGGGTTAACCAACGTTTAGTTGGCCTTGGTTTACCTAGTCTAGCTTTTGACATTGCTTCAACATGTTCTGGTGATTTCTTTACTCCTCGTCTCTTGGCTGACATTCTAGATTTCCACTCTTCTGTATGACGTTGGCCTTTGTGGCTATCAGACATCCTTTGTCGAGTTTCTTCTGAAATACCCTCTACGTTGTTTTTACCACCAGGGCTACAATTGTAACCGTTCTTGATAGTGTCGTAAAACTTGATTAAGTATCTTTCCAGGTAATTAGCTTCTTCTGGGCTATCTACTTCTATGACCTGGTGACTAAAATTATCCCAACCATATTTCTGAATAGCTCTCCAGAATTTACCAAACCCTTTATAACCTCCACCTGACTTACCCCATCTGTGTTCAGGCTTCATTGTTGTTTGTCCAATGTAACGTTTACCACTAGGAGCTGTGTGTATGTATACAATATTCTTCATATATCATAGATCAGCTTTTTCGTGGTGTCACATTGATTAACGGAAGAAGGGCTTGCTAGGCTTTTCCATCTTGTCGAACTCCTCTGAAGCAGGTTCTGCCTTGCCTTCAAGAAGCTTCTTCTCGATTTCTTCCATCCTGCCCATAACCTCGGCATATTTGCTTTCTAGTTCAGCAACCTTACCTTTCAACTCTTCAACAGTGTTGTCTTCAGGTTCTGGTTCAGGTTCTGGCTGTGGCTGTTCCTCTACTGGAGCTTCCTCAGCTGCAACTTCTGGTTCAGGAGCTGGCTCTTCTTCTTTTTCTTTAATCTCTACGACCTTGCCTCCAGCAATTACAATTGTCCTGCCGTCTTCTAGAGCATAATCTCCATCCGGTGCTGGGCTGTCGTTAATAAAGACCTCCGTACCTGCAGCTAGACCACCTACATACTCTAGAGCACCTTTATCTGTAGTAATACTCTCAAATTCTGTAAGTAGCTTCTGTAGCGTGAGGCGTACTTGTGCTAATTTTGTCATAAAATTTTCTATTCTTTAATCTTAGATCTATGTTATTTGTGTCACCGTTTAGCTACCTGTACGATGTATTGCTTAATGTCTTGCAATAGGTCAATGATCTTGTCCAGGTCTCTGTCATGATTGGAACTATATTCCAGCTGCTTACTCTCGCCTGTAGCCTGGGCTGTAAAGTAACCAGATAAGCTAAAGCCTAAG